AGTAGTCGTTTCACCTAAAGCTTTTTCTGTTGAATAGATAGCTAATGCAGCTAATACCACAATAAATACCCAATATATTTTTTTATTCATCATCATTCCTCACTAATTGAGCTTCAATTTCAGGTGGGTTTATTGCTTCTTCATTTCTTAAAGTTTCAATCAATTTATGCCTAAACCATTCTGACTTGGCTAGATCACCTTCAATGTCACCCTTAAACGGATAACGTAAGTCATACTTCATCTTTGTGCCTTTTAGATAACCCACAAATTCTTCTTTAGTGAGTCTGCTTTGAATGACATCTATTGTTTCTATACCGCCTTGAACATAGTGCGGTGGTCTATTTACCATATCCATTATAACTATCCCCTTATAAAAAATAAATTAATTAATGCGTAACATCCATAAGCAAACCAACCCATAGAGCCAACAACTAACAACCATACTATAACATCTAATATTCTTTGCATTTATAAGCCAGTAACAAAGCGACTACTATCGTATTTTTTAACATTAGTTATTTTAATAATGTTTTTTGTATCTGGGATAAGTGGCGTAATAACCCAATTGTGCAACTTATTCCTAATGTCTTTTTCAATTTCCAAAGATGTAGGTTTAGATGGCATAAGAGCAGACCATACTAACTTACCTTCTGTGTCAAATTCTTCTACTAGGTAAGCTAATGGCTTCATGTAAAATGCCTATTCCAACCACTATTGCATCCACTACGCAAAGGGGTGGGTAATGTAATCTTACCTTCTTTCATTAGTTTCCTAATTCTTTCTTGTGGACCTTTAGCTTTAATAATAATTTTAGTCCTAGTGGCTTCTGGATTAATACGCATATATTCATTTATGGCTGCAATAATTTCTTCGTCTGTTATTTTTCTCATTAGTAAAATATCATCTTTCCTATGTGTGTTTTTTTTCTTTTACCAAACCATTCTTTCTTTGGCGGTATCGAGTCATCATGGAAATATAAAGCATCTGCAACTGGGTTAGTATGTTTATGATGAACAATCGTATCAATAACCAAAAGTTTTGTTTCCAAATACGCCCTTTCATTAACTGGAATATGACTTTCGTCTGTAACCCCAATGAACTGACCAGAAGCATAAACAACAGAACATACATCACGACCCCAACGACCACTATGCAACCTATTGCGTATAACATTAATCACCCCCACCTTTTCTTCTAATGTTCTTGTATTAACTTCATGATACACCGCTTGGGCGTAGCAATTAACATTCATTTCTAATTGATTAATGTCCATATATTAGCTTTGTTAATTCGTGATAGCCTTGATGACCCACTTTAGCCTTAACCTTTTTTATAATATATGTTTCATCTATCTCTGCAAGTAGTAATGCAAAGTCACGCATAGGGTTATCTTTTCTTAATAGCCACTCAAGAGCTGCACGTTGTATGTGAAACCCACTCCTACTATGAAATACATCATTTAAAACTTGTGTCAGTATAGCCATGTAAAGCCTTCCCTCTGGCATATTAACTAATTCAGTTCTTAATGCTGCACTTGCTTCTATTCGTAGCATATTAGAACTAGACATTAATGGTTTTCTCTATTTCTTTTTTATGTTCCCATGAGATAATATAAGCTCATATTAACTATTAAGGATAAATATTATGTGGACAACTCCAGCAGCTACAGAAATGCGTTTTGGCTTTGAAGTTACAATGTATGTAATGAACAAGTAATGGATAACGACATCCCCCTAAAAAGGGATGTCACCATCTACCACGTCTGCACCTTCAACAGCAGCTTTAGGTGTATCTGCTTTAACTCTAATAGGTCCTGAATACTGCGGTCTTTTAGAGCCAGGTTCAATATCATTCTTATACAATGCACCACTAATTTCAATACCATCTACATTACCTGATATAGAAATATATTTTTTACCATCTTTTTCAGTTAGCCAACCTGCCATCTTATTCGTATTATCATATAACTCTGCCATACATTACTCCTTCAGTTGTAAAATTGCTTGATCTACTTCTTTTAAAAACTGCTCTACTTCTACTTCTAACTCCAAAACATACTGTAAGTCTTTTTCTACCCTACTAACAAAGAGTTGCATCTCTGGTGGAAAGTTTGGATTATAGCTTACGAAGTCACAAAACTTTACATTAGGAACACAAGCCATTTGCCATTGTATCTGTGGTATATATTTGCTAGGAACTTTTTTACTCATTAGGGTATTAGTATGAGTCGTTTCTATAGGACATTTAATCTCTACCAAACCTATACCAAATACCAATAATTCAGGCAATAAGCCATCTGGACTAGCACCACTCATAGCAATTCTTGGGTGGTCATAGAAACCTACCTCTTCAACTTCAATATCATTCAATGCTTCGTAAAGTTTACGAGCAATTGGTTCTCTATCTACGCCATCTTGCATAGCTTGGTTCATAAAGAATGAGTCTGCCTTTTGTCCTGTAAGCCTTTCAGTTACAAGTTGCACCAGGTAATTTTGCCTGCTAATAGAGTAACCTGTCTTTGTCTTGGCAAGGACATCACTAATACGACTAGCGGTGACCTTACCTAACCTAGCTTGAAACCACTCATCTGTGCGTTGTTCCATTATATAAAGTCCCCACTAACAACTTTATTATTTTGCTGATGTATAGCATTGACTACTTCATTAGCGGAAGCGAACTCTGTGCCAGATAAACCTAACGCACTTAAACATCTACCAATAGCTGATGTTTCACAATTCTCGACATAGGAAGTGCCATTAATTTGAGATGCTTTACGGAACTCTTGAGCATGACCGGTAGCAAAGGTTTGGACTGTGCCATCTTCTCTATGAATGCCTGCATACGCTTTAACAATACATTGTTCGTCATCTATCTTAATTATTTCAGTAGTCAAAAAGTAATTAGGAAACTGCTCACGAAACTCCTGAACTCTTAAAGCAACTGTCTTATAGTCTTTGCCTTTAATATTAACTACGCCTTGTTTACTCATCTTTCTCTCCGCTTGTTGTAATTGTTGTTGGTGCTGTTGCATTTGCACCTGGTCGTAAAATTGTTGTTGGCTCATATCCGTTCTCCAAGTTATATTGTTCTAAAGCCATTTGTTCTTTGGCTTCCCATTTATCATTAGACTCTTTCAGCTCTGCTGTGCATCTGCGTAATTCTTTTAATACATCCACTATAAGAAGCGACATATAAAATAACTCCAAAATATTATTAAATACCACTTTACCAAATAATAAAACCTTTGTGTAAACTTTCTTTGTAGCCTTTCATTAGTAATAATTCTAAAGAACCTGTCCATTATATTGCTAAAGCTAACTGAACCATAATGTAAAGACATAAGGCTACATAACACCAAAAAGCTATTGCAGTTACGATCATTGTTTTAATTTTCATTTTTTAGCTCCAAGTTTTAATAAAAGTTTATACATCCGTTTATATGCTTTTGTTCTATCTAAATTAAAAAACTCATATTGTTCGCACAAGTCAAAGGTTAGACATTCAAATATTGCTTGTTGTGTTAATTTATCCATAATTGAACAGTAAACCTTTTAAAACATAAAAGCAAACTATTTTAACAATTATTTAACATAGTGCTATTTACTTTTAAAATTAGATATAGTAAGGTCTAAAAGCTATATTTTAAGGAGGCACTATGTATAAAGTTAAGAATTGGGAAAAGTTTAACCTTTACACCCCCAAGAACCCACGTCACCAAAAGAAAATGCTATGGTTTAAGGTTTATGGCACAGACCTTATCAATGATGTTAATTTCTTTAAGTTATCCCATGAGGAACAAGCTTTACTTTTTAAGTTTTGGTGCTTGGCTTCTGAAAACAATGGCAATTTACCTAATACTTTTGATATTTCTTTCAGGCTTCACTATCCTATTGAATTCATTGAGAAAATGACAAAGAACTTATTTAGTAAGGGTTGGTTAGCAGAATGTTATCAGACTGCTACCATAGATAGAGTAAAGGAGAGTAGAGTAAAAGAGAAAAGAGAAGATAGATTAGAGGAAAGTAGAGTAGAAGATAGGATAGGTTTAGTATGAATATCCATGAAATAATAGGCTACTTTGAAAAAGCATATAAGTCTGGTGAGAATGAATACCAATGTTTATGTCCTGCTCATAATGACAAGCACGCTTCACTTGGGGTGAAGCAACTATCAGATGGTCGTATCCTTATAAATTGTTTTGCTGGATGTGGCATAACTGATATACTCGGCAATGTTGGTTTAAGCCTGGATGATATAGTTCCTAAACGTCTTGGTGACTTTAAACCTGTCAGAAAAGCATTTAACCCTTACTCTGTTCTAAAGACTGTAAGCCATGAAACATTATTAGTGGCATTAGCTTCTATAGAATTAAGTAAAGGCAAAACCTTACCACTAGAAGATCATAAAAGACTTATGTTAGCAGCAGAAAGATTAAGACAGGCATATTCATTATGTCATTAGCGGATAAGGTGCAACAGTTAGTTATTAATGAAGCATCAGTTCAAAATTATTTTGAGAGTCGTAACAATGACGAACATCTTAATATTAAGAACCCTAGTGAATACATACCGCAGGTCGTAGCATATTTTAATAATGAAGTAGAAAGTGGAAAGACTTTACCTTGGACTAGCACTTATGATAAGTTTATGCTTCGTGGTGGGGAAACA